AGACGCTTGCAAACGGCATCATCACCATTCACAAGGGCAATTACAGTGTCGCCATTCTCGGCATCTTCCTGTTGCTTAACGATGACCACATCGCCATCCACAATACGAGGCTCCATACTGTCACCCTTTATTTTAAGTGCGAAGAAGTCTCCAGTCTTAGCAAGTTCCTCGGATATTTCCTCGGTATCTATAATCTCCGTGATAGCATTTATTGGTATGCCAGCGGCGACACGACCGAGAACATTGATTGCAACACCAGCACGCTGTGATTTTGTACGTTCTTCTACTAAATCAGATTTTTCTATTCCAAAATAGTTAGCCATTAACTCTATTTTATCAATTCTAGGATATGTACGAGCATGTACCCAGTCGGAAAAAGTAGACATGCTAAACCCAAGTGTTTGGCATATTTCAGTTTGGGAGATGCCGTTTTGACTAAGATAAAATCTTATGTTGTTTGCCATAATTTCTTTATTTCCAAGTGAACTCATGAGATTCACCTCCTCATGAATTCATTGTACGGCAAAAACGAAAATAAATCAACGAAAAATGAAAAAAATTCGGAAAAACCGTTGACAATTCGGTTAAACCGAACTATACTAGCCTCATACAAAGTCGAAAGGAGATGATAAAGTGTGTAAAATTCCTGATAAGATGAAAGTATCTTTAAAGATGGCAAGAGAACTCAAGCACTATACACAGGATGAGGCAGCCAAGCTAATCGGCATAAATAAAGATACATTGGGTAATTATGAGAGGGGGAAAAGCTATCCAGATATTCCTATCTTAAGAAAAATAGAAGAGGTTTATGGGATACCATATGATAGGCTTATTTTTTTGCCTCTCGACTTCGGTTTAACCGAAAATAAGGAATAAGAGAAAGGAGAGGCATAGTTGATAACCAAAGAAAAAGCAGAGAAGATAATCGCCCTTGCAGAAGGTATGACACATGCAGAGTGGAGCAGAATCAACCATATCGTTGTGACTGGTTTTGAGACACAAGAAGCCAAGTTGACCTTTGAGCCACCAAAGGAACTTGACCTCCTGCTTAAACAGAATTTTATTCCTTGACAATCGGACGACAAGAGAAAGGAGAGCCATGATAAGGAAGATTTACACAGAGCTTGTGGAGATAAGAAAAGAGCTCCAGACTATCAGAAAGCTGCTGGAGCCCAAAACAGTATACCTTAATGGTAAGCCTGTCGATACACTCGTAATTCAGAAAGAGTACAAGGAAAGGAGATGAAAGCAGTGAAGACAAAGAAACTTAAGAAAGAAGTGGACAAGACGATAAAGTACCTGTGCAAGAAGGTTAGAGACGATAACTATATGTGTGACTACAAGGATTCCATGGCACGGACTCTTGACTCCATGATGAAAACAAGAGCCCGGCTTGGTAAGTCAAAAAAGACTAAGTAAGAGATTATCTAAGCTTTACGTTTACATTACAAGCTTTAATAGCTCTTTTAGATATGTTGTCATATAAAGCTACGATCTCTTCGATGGTCTTGTCTGATAAGTCCTGATTCTGAAGGTAAAGCAGTGTCAGTGCATCAGCCTTAGTAGCAGGAAATGTCTTGAAAGTTTCCATAGTTGCGCTCCTTTCTATGTATTTGGTTATAAACATATGTTCATACCAGTATATATATCGTATCTAAATATAAGGAGGTAGTCAAGTGGATAAAAGTGAAATATTACAGGCCGTTGAGAGAGAAAGAATCAGACAGGGCATGTCAAAACGTAAATTGGCTGAAAAGGCAGGATTTACCGACAGGAGCTTGTACATGTGGGAATCAGATAAGAGAGGAATGACATTGACCAATGCCGACAGCTTACTAAAAGCGGTTGGGCTGAGGCTGGTCATAGAGAAAGGAGAGTGAGAGTGATGAGGATAACAACCGTGCAGGCCGCCGCAGTGATGGGATGTTCTCCGCAGTTCGTAAGAATCGGAATGCAGAGAGGAGTCCTTGACATAGGTGATGCGATTAAGATGTCGAGCATTTGGACATACAACATATCTCCAGCCAAGCTGGCAGCAAGACAGGGGATGACACCCGAGATGTTGGAGTCGGCAATCAAGAGGCTCTGACACTAAAAAAGCACCATTGGACTGCAATCCGCCGGTGCATAGAAAAATACTCAAGAAAATCATAGCAGAAAAGGGGAAGAAAAGCAATGAAGAGGAGAAACATGGACACAAAGGTTATAAGTGCATCATGCCTGGTTGCCATGGCTGCGGTACTTGTAAGACTCATATATAAAATGGCGACAGACTTTAGGTGGTTTATGACCATATCAACAGGAATGCTCATCTTGTACATAATCGGCACTATGGCGATAGAGATCGGTTTGTACTACATCGTCCTTGCCATGAAGGGCATAGACGATGCAAGGGAAGCCATGGAGGATAGGCTGAATGGTTGAGATGCAGATACTTGGAAGCCACGAAGAATGGCTTAAGGCAAGAACCAAGATAGGCGGTTCTGATGCCTCGGCCATCTTTGGGATGAGCCCATACAAGACAAACGTGGAACTGTTTAAAGAGAAAGCATACGGCATAGAGCCGGAGGACATATCAGACAAGCCTTATGTCAAGTATGGAACAGCGGCGGAGAAGCATCTGAGGGAGTTATTCAAGTTGGATTATCCACAGTATCAAGTTGGATATGTGGAAAACAACATGTTCACGAATGACAAGTATCCATGGGCGCACGCATCACTTGACGGATGGCTTACAGAAAAAAGCACAGGCCGTAAAGGTGTGCTTGAGATCAAGACCACAGAGATCCTGCAGTCAAGTCAGAAGAAAAAATGGGATAACAGAGTGCCAGATAACTATTACATACAGGTGCTTCATTACTTGATGGTGACAGAGTTTGAATATGCGGTACTCAAGGCACAGCTCAAGTTTGAAATTGATGGAGAGGTATATTTGCAGACAAGGCACTACAAGATAGAGCGGTCAGAGGTAGAGGATGACATTCAGTATCTTATTGATGCTGAGAGAAGTTTCTGGGAGAGCGTACAGGCGAAGAAAGAGCCGCCGCTGATACTCCCGGAGATATGAAAGGAAATGGCAATGTATTACAACGAATGCCCGCAGTGTGGTGCTTACCTAGATCCAGGTGAACACTGTGACTGTGAGGAAGAGAGACAGCGACAGATAGCACGCATTATGGCAATGGTGCGAGAGAACAAGGAGAGTCACCAGATGGAGCTGGTGCTGAATTAGGAGGTTAAGAATGGAATTAAGAGTTAATGAGGTAGCGACACCACAGGAGATTAGGATCTTAAACTTTGAAGAACTTAAGACTGAACTTGAGGCCAAGGCTGATTATTACGGATCCCTGGCATATACAGATGAGCAGATCAAGGATGCCAAGGCGGACAGAGCACAGCTTAACAAATTTAAGAACACAGTAAATTCTGAACGTATCAGAAAAGAGAAGGAATACATGAAGCTATTCAATGAGTTTAAGTCTCAGGCGAATGAGCTCATAGCAATAGTAGAAAAGCCTATAGCTGTGATAGATGAGAGAATTGCTGCTTACAGTGATGAGCAGAAAGCCAAGAAGCAGAAAGCCATTGAAGAGTTGTTTGCGACTATAGGCTTCCAGAACTTCGTCACTTTGGAGAAAATATGGGATCCTAAGTGGCTGAATGCGTCTACATCAATGAAGAGTATCGAAGATCAGATGAGGTCAAAGATGTATGAGATCGGCAACGGAGTGCTTACACTCAGTCAGCTCCCGGAGTTCGGATTTGAGGCTACAGAGGTATTCAAGGAGACATTAGACATCAACAAGGCCATCTCAGAGGCTAAGAGGATGTCAGAGATTGCCAAGGCAAAGGCTGAAGCTGAGGCAAGGAGAAAGGCTGAGGAAGAGGCACGAAAAGCAGCAGAAGAGGCACGAAAAGCAGCAGAAGAGGCAAAACGAAAGGCTGAGGAAGAGCGCAAGGCACAGGAAAAGGTTGCCGAGGAGCAGAGAGCCGCAATGGCAAAGGCTATGACACCACCTGAGGATGCACAGCCAGCACCAGTAGAGGAATCACAGCCGGAACCACAGAAGATGGTAGTCAAGTTTGAGGTTGAACTTACAACGGATGATGCAGCAGCCTTGAGAGAGTTCTTCCAGAGCAGAAATATAACATTTAGAGCGATTAAGTAGGAGGTAACAAGATGATTAAGTCAGAAACAGGAACAGTATCAATGAGAGGAACAACACCGGTTCTTGTATCGGAGTTGGCATTTATGGTGAAGGGAATGAGAGAATCCTTTGCTAAAGAGTATGGAGAGTCAGCTGCAGAAGAGCTGATAAGCAGAGCAATGGAAGCATCCAAAGCTGAGGGAGACCTTGACGAGATTATGCAGGGGCTCATACATGATACGTTTGACATATTGACCAAAGTGGATCGCCGCAAAGACAACACAGAGAATCCGATATCAATTCTGGAGGATATCTTGCGCAAGGCATTTGAGGACATGATTAAGCATTAGGAGGTAAGGAATAATGGCAGTAAATAACAGCTTGGCCAAGAAGGAGCCACAGGGAGCAAAGAAGACAGGAATAGTTGAATATGATGCAAATGGTGTGATGGTTTCATTGTCACCTGAGCTTGTAAGGAATTATTTGGTAAGTGGCAATAAAGAAGCGGTATCAATAAATGAGCTTGTAGTTTTCATGAATTTGTGCAGGTTTAATGGCCTAAATCCATGGCTTAAAGAAGCATACTGTATCAAATATGGCAATGAGCCAGCGGCAATGGTTATCGGCAAAGAGGCATTTCAGAAGAGAGCTGAATCAACCCCGGCATATGATGGTAGTACATCTGGAATTATCGTAGAGACGGAAGAAGGAGATATTAAATACAGAATAGGAACATTCAAGCTTCCTGGTGAGACTGTAATCGGCGGATTTGCTGAGGTGTTCAGAAAGGATAGGGCACACTCTTGCAGGGTTGAAGTGAGCATGGATGAATATGTTGGAAGAAAGAAGGACGGAACACTGAACAGCCAGTGGTCAAAGAGACCAGCAACAATGATCAGGAAGGTTGCACTTGTACAGGCTCTTCGTGAGTCGTTTCCACACAATGTATCTGGTATGTACACAGCAGAGGAAGTGGGACAGGTTGAGCCGGTGGAGCTTCCTGTTGAAGTACCACATGATGTTCGACCAGAGATGCAGAATCCGCAGGAATCACAGGAAGCGAAAAACAACTCAAATTCTGTTGAAAATAACTCAAATAGCAACTCAAATATTTCAGATCCACAGCCAGCACCAGCAGAGAATCCACAGACAGAGCCGCAGCAGATGAACGCTGCAGAAGCGGCACTGTTCGGTAATTTCAAATAAATTACATTGACATTACATTTAATACATCACAAGCACAGTAACGTAATGTCTTAGCATATATCCCTGTTGCTCTTATTTGAGGGTGACAGGGGGAAAGGAGCATTGATGGCTCGGAACAGGTCAAGAGCCAAGTACGGCAACAGGAAGGTTGTAATAGACGGCATCACATTCGACAGCAAGAAAGAAACTCAGAGATATACAGAGCTGAAATTGCTTGAGAAAGCGGGCAAGATAACAGGCTTGCAGCTTCAGAGAGAATTTGAACTGATACCAGCTCAGAGAGAACACACGAATGAGATCTATGAAAAAGGCCCCAATAAGGGCAGATTCAAGCCAGGGAAGCTCCTGGAGCGTAAGTGCTCATATGTGGCTGATTTTGTTTATTGGGACTTGGAAAACAACTGCATGGTTGTTGAAGATGCGAAGGGCATGAGAACAAAGGAATACATCATAAAGCGCAAGTTGATGCTTTATAAGTATGGAATCAGAATCAAGGAGGTGTGACATGGGTGGCAGAAGCAAAATGGATAAAGCTGGCAACAGATATATTCACAGATGACAAGATTATGCTTATATCTGCTCTCCCCAAGGGAGATTCAATAATCCTCATATGGATTAAACTGTTGTGCCTTGCGGGGCGCATGAATAATAGCGGTGTATTTGCTCAGGGCGGTGTGGCATATACCGCTGATATGCTTGCTACATTGTTTGGCCAGAAGCCAGCCATGGTAAAACAGGCCATAGATATATTTGCAATGTACGGCATGATTGAGATTGTGGATGGAGTGATCACAATTCCAAATTGGGGTAAGTACCAGACGCTTGATCAGCTTGATAATAAAAAGGCTTACATGAAGGATTACATGAGAGATTACAGGGAAAAACAGAAGAGGTTAACAGGTGATGTTAATAATAAGTCTGATGTAAATGGTTGTAAAACTAACTGTAAAACTAACAGTAAAGCTAATGTTAGCCGTACAGATATAGAAATAGATATAGAGAAAGAGAGTAAAAAGAAAAATACAAAAGAAAAAGGCGGGGAGACAGCACCAAAGTCTGAACCAGTGTACAGCGATGATCAAGAGCTTAACGATGCCATAGTAGAGTTCATCAAGTTTCGTAAGGGCATCAAGAAGCCTATGAGTGACAGGGCCATAACGCTGATGATGAACAAGCTTGAGTCGCTATCACACGATAAGCATGAACAGGTACAGATTCTCAATCAGTCGATAATGCAGGGATGGACAGGCCTATATGCGCTTAAGGATGACGGTAAGAGCCGAGGACAGCCACGGAACGTGAATCCAAATGGATTTGCAAACTTCAAACAGACAGATCATTCTGAGCAGCTTGGACAGCTTGAGAAAATGCTGGCTGATGAGCTGAATAATAAATAACACACGAAAGGAGCCGAACCTCCGGCCGGGGTAATGCTATAGCGGGTTCCTGAGAAGTGAATGACATACAGAGAGTTTTTAGAGAGCAAGATAGAGCTTGCTACTGACAGCGGCTTTGAGGTCGATAAGAGCCGCATAAATAAAGCCCTAAAGCCACATCAGAGTGATGCGGTGGCATGGGCGCTGAAGGGTGGACGTAGAGCCTTGTTTGAGTCATTTGGGCTTGGCAAGACTGCACAGGAAATAGAGTTTTGCCACCTTGCAGCAGAACATACCGGCGGTAGAGCGTTGATTGTATTACCGCTTGGAGTTAAGCAGGAGTTCACAAGGGATGCTGTAGAGCTCCTGGGCTATGAGAAACCTGAATATTGCCGAACCATGGAAGAGGTTGAGGCAAGCACAAGTCAGATCGTTCTGACGAACTATGAGAGAGTGAGAGACGGAGATATAGATCCATCGTATTTTGTGGCAACCTCACTTGATGAAGCATCCGTGCTTAGATCATTTGGATCTAAGACATACCAGACGTTCCTTGACAAGTTCAAAAATGTACCTTACAAACTCGTAGCGACCGCTACACCATCACCGAACAAGTACAAGGAGCTTATACACTATGCCGGATATCTTGAGGTAATGGACACAGGACAGGCACTTACAAGATTTTTCCAGAGGGATTCAACAAAGGCAAATAACCTGACACTGTACCCAAACATGGAAGATGAGTTCTGGCTGTGGGTTTCCAGTTGGGCATTGTTCATCACAAAGCCATCGGATCTCAATCCAGATTATTCCGATGACGGCTATGTGCTCCCTCCACTGGATGTGAGGTGGCACGAGATACCAATACACTACGGAGATTCAGTTGACAGGGACGGCCAGATGGAGCTTTTCACTCAGGCTAGTACAGGACTTAAAGAAGCCGCAAAGATCAAGCGTGAGAGCATAGATGCCAGGGTTGAGAAGATGAAGGAGATAGTTGACAGTTCGCCGGAGGAACATTTTATTCTGTGGCATGATCAGGAAGCAGAGAGACACGCAATCAAGAAAGTATTGCCAGAGACAGTGGATATATACGGATCCATGGACTACGACCTCAGAGAACAGAGAGTTATAGATTTTTCCAATGGCAAGACAAGGCTATTTGCCACCAAGAAGTCAATCAGTGGTTCAGGATGTAACTTCCAGCGGTTTTGTCACCGGGAGATATTTGTTGGTATTGATTATGAGTTCAATGACTTCATACAGGCTGTGCACAGGTGTTACAGGTTCCTGCAGCAGGACACAGTAGTAATAGACATCATCTACATGGAGAATGAGCGGGAGATCAAGGATGCACTGATCGAGAAGTGGAAGAATCATAATCACATGGTCAAGAAGATGATCGAGATCGTGAAGAAATATGGCCTTGATTCGGCAAACAAGACGGAGAGATTGGAAAGGAAGATGGGTGTGGAAGGTACAAGAGAAGAGAGAACGGTAAGAGGCAAGCATTATGAGGCTGTGTATGGCGACTGTGTGGAAGAGACAAGGGCAATGGAGAGCAACAGCGTTGATTTGATACATACGTCGATACCGTTCGGCAATCACTACGAGTACAGCGCAAATTATAACGACTTCGGACACAATCAGGATACAGAGCGGTTCTTTGAACAGATGGACTACCTGACGCCGGAGCTTCTGAGGGTGCTGAAGCCGGGAAGAGTGGCGGCCATCCACGTTAAGGATAGAGTGCTGTTTGGAAATGCAACAGGCACAGGCATGCCGACTATTGAGCCATTCCACGCTGACTGTATAGAACACTATATGCGTCATGGCTTCCAGTATTTCGGAATGATAACAGTGGTTACGGATGTTGTACGAGAGAATAACCAGACATATCGCCTTGGATGGACTGAGCAGTGCAAGGATGGCACCAAGATGGGTGTGGGATGTCCTGAATATATCCTGTTATTCCGCAAGCTGCCAACAGATCACAGCAAGGCATACGCTGATGATCCGGTTACAAAGTCCAAGGATGAGTACACAAGAGCACAGTGGCAGATAGATGCTCATGGATACTGGAGAAGTTCAGGAGACAGGCTGATAAGCAAAGAGGAGCTTGAGGGCGTATCTGTGGACAACTTACAGAGAGTGTACAGGCAGTACAGCAGAGAGCACGTATACAACTATGAGGAGCATGTGGCACTTGCAAAGTACCTGGATACAGATGGCAGGCTTCCAGCCACATTCATGGTGGTAGCTCCGGGATCTTGGAATCAGCTTGAGGTATGGGACGACATCAACAGGATGAGGACACTCAACACGACACAGAGCAGACGAAGGGCAACGATGCACGTGTGCCCGCTGCAGCTTGATATTGTTGAGAGGATTATCAACAGATACAGCAATCCGGGCGATGTGGTATACGATCCGTTCGGCGGTCTTATGACGGTACCGATGATGGCGGTCAAGATGCACAGATTTGGCAAGGGATGTGAGCTTAATCCGGATTACTTCAGGGATGGTGTTGGTTATCTGCAATCTGAGGAGAATGAGGTGGATTCACCGACGTTGTTTGATTTTCTGGAGGTGGGCGACGAGTGATAAATGGAGAGCTTATTGTTGATAACTTTGCCGGAGGTGGTGGAGCATCAACAGGGATTGAGATGGCTACAGGGTACAGCGTTGATATAGCAATCAATCATGATCCGGAAGCCATCAGGATGCATAAGGTCAATCATCCAAACACAAAGCATTATTGCGAAAATGTGTGGGCGGTTGATCCTGTGAAAGCCTGTGAGGGACACCCAGTAGCGCTTGCCTGGTTCTCTCCGGACTGCAAACATTTTAGTAAGGCTAAGGGTGGAAAACCAAAGGATAAGAACATCAGAGGCCTTGCGTGGGTGGCCTGCAGATGGGCTGCACTTGTGAGACCGAGAGTGATTATGCTTGAGAATGTTGAAGAGTTCAAGACATGGGGACCGCTCAACAGAGGACATCATCCGATAAGGGCAAAGCAGGGAGATACATTCAGGCAATTTGTAAAGCAGCTCAATGAGCTGGGATATGAGGTACAGTTCAGAGAGCTTGTGGCGGCAGACTACGGAGCACCGACTAAAAGAAAAAGGTTCTTTATGATCGCAAGGTGTGATGGTGTACCTATCATGTGGCCAAAGCCTACGCATGCACCGGCAGACAGTGAAGAGGTCAAGGTGGGACTGCTCAAGCCTTATGTTGGGGCATATACACAGCTTGATTTCAGCCTGCCATGTCCGAGCATCTTTGATACATCAGAGGAGATCAAGGAGAAGTACGGCATTCGGGCGGTGAGGCCACTTGCGCCAAAGACTATGCAGAGGATTGCAAGAGGGCTGAAGAAGTTCGTTCTGGATAATCCAGAGCCGTTTATAATTCAGTGCAATCACGGCGGTGAGAGAAAGCCACAGGATATAAGAGATCCAATGCCGACAATCACAGGCAAGCACGGATATGGAGTTGTAGAACCATATATGGTTCAGATAGGTCAGACTGGATTCTCTGCAGATCGTAGCAAAGATGTGAGAGAACCACTTACAACTATTGTCAGCAAGAATGAGCACTGTCTAATAAGTCCTACACTTATTCAATATCATTCGGAGACCAATTCAGACGAGGTGCGAGGTCAAGGCATAGAGAATCCGATCATGACAGTGGACAGTTCAAACAGATATGGCCTTGTGACTTCGTTCCTCAGCAAGTTTTACAAGACAGGGATAGGACAGGATGAGAGAGAACCGCTGCATACAGTGACAACATCAGCCGGACATTTTGGAGAGGTCAGAGCATTCTTGATTAAATACTACGGAGAGGGTACAGGGCAGGATATAGAACAGCCGCTTGACACAGTGACATCAAGAGACCGGTTCGGTCTTGTAACAATCCAAGGTGTTGAGTATCAGATCGTGGATATTGGTCTCAGAATGCTTGAGCCAAAGGAGCTATATGGATGCCAGGGGTTCCCCGATGATTACATCATAGATCATGACAGCACAGGTAAGACATATTCAAGAAGCGAACAGGTTAAGAGATGTGGAAATGCAGTTTGTCCACCTATACCGGCGGCGATGGTGAGGTCGAATCTTCCGGAGCTTTGTGTAAGAAAAAGGATGCCAAACATGAGGATAGGCGAAGAAGAGAACGGGCAGTTGTGTTTTGTTTAGAGAAAGGAGAACACATGACAGAATTTGAGATAGATGCAGCATTTAACACCATCTGCCGACCTGGGCGGGTGGTGAGGATACTCACGAAGAACGGAAAAGAGGAGAATGTCCCTATAAGGGTTTGGAAGCGATGGACAATAGTTGAGGCATATGAACACCATGTACTGATGCAGAGCGAAAAGGGCTACCATGAGAGCTTCAGCAACATAGACATAAGAGAGTTGATCAGGAAGGGAGAGATACGATGGAGATAGTACCAGAGAGAGAACTGACTTGTAAGAGATGCAAGTATCATGACAGAGATGAGTCGCAGGATCCATGCACTCATTGCACCAAGAATGCGACAGATAACTTTGAGCCGATGACCAACGGTGACTACATCCGGTCGCTCAGTGATGCGGATCTTGCGCAGATAATCATGTGTCCGAATGAGATAGGGTTTGATGGCAATAAATGCACAGGGCATTGTTGTGAGTGTACCCGCAGATGGCTTGAGGCGGAAAGGAAGGTTGATGAGTAGGATGTGTTACTGGAATGAAGAAAATTTTTTTGAACCAGGAGAGTTTGACGAGAAAATCGAAGAGTTAAAGAACGAGCTTAGAGAATCGGTAAAAAAAGAAATCAATGATGGAATCGAGAAACTCCGCAAAGAAAATAAGGAGCTGCAGGGCATTAAGAGAAACTTCGAGTCAATAAAGAAAGACTTTGAAAAAAAGAAAGACGAGTGCGACAGAGCAATGCGGAATGCGGAAAGCAGAGCCAAGCAGACTAGGCTGAAAGAGTTAATGGAACATTTTAAGTTTACTCTTTGGGCTGTAGACTGGGACTACCAGTACAAAAAGAAATGCGATAAGTGCGACGTGCATAGAAGAATCCAGGTAGTGTTGCCATCTGGAAAAACAGTGGACGATGAGTGCAGTTGCAGAGTGAGCAAGAAGGTATATCGTCCAAAAGAGAATGTGTTATACGAGTTTAGCGAGAGAAACAGAGAGTTTGCGGCTTGGTATAGGGCAAAAGGAGATGAAGGAGAAGAGTATTTTGTCGAAGATATCCGTGCTGAATATGCAAAGACGATAGTAGATCACAACAAGGACTTCAAAGAAATAGAGCGAAAAGAATTGAGAAAAGTATTCTTCACAACGAAGGAAGAGTGTCAGGCATTTTGTGATTATTTGAACAGGGACTCTGAGGTTTTTGGGTACGATTACGACATAAATGGAAAGTTGTTAAGGGAGGTTGATGAATAATGAGGTTAATTAGTCAGAAAGGCTGGGGATATGTAGATGTTGAGTATGAAAACGGAACTATCACTATGCATTATAAGAGTGAAGGAACAAGAATAATATACAGTTGTGATAACAATTCAGAAAAATCCACAATTATGGCTGAATATAGTTCTATGGAAAAGGCAGAAAAGGTACTGGAAGATATGACGAAGGTGTATGGAAGTTACATATCGTATAATGGTGGCCATGGAATCCTAAAGGGTAGTGGCTATCAGCAGGCGTTCTGCTTCCTGCCACCAAAGGTGTTCCACTTTCCGGCAGATGATGAAGTGGAGGTGTAAGGATGGCACAGATTTCAAATGAGATCGAACAGGATCCGAACTGGGCAAGAGCAGTTACAATTTCAAAACAGTATGCTGTAAGCACATACCCAGCTACCTGGGTATTGAACTTTATAAACGAATGGAACGCGGCTGTGGCAAGGCTGAGAAGATAGGAGCGGGAAATGTCATATGCCGATTTTGATAGATATGTTAAGAATTACGGCCTATGGTTAGATGCAGAATATGATGACTTTTTTCACAAAGGGTTAGAAAGAGCTGCGAGAATAGTGAAGAGAGGTGGAGTGGATGCATAAAATTCCTAAAGATATAGTTGATAAGATTGAACTTAGAAATAGGCTTAATGAAGAGATAAGAGAATGGATGGAATACCATCTTGATCTTGACGGCATGGATGTTGATGGTGCCAATATAGCTGATTATTACACTGGAAACGAGCAAGGAACAGAAGAGTGTAAGGAATGGTGTGATCAGACTTGCCTAGACGAAGATTGGTATGTGGGAGATTATTATTGGGAAACTGAATGTACAGGAAAATATCTACACATGAGGTTTGATGTTTGAATAAAGGAGAGTGATACATAATGGCATATGCAGGCAAATGCGATAGATGCGGCGGGTTCTATGACCTGCCGTTTGAACACGGAGCGCCGATAAGGGCAAGGATGGTTGATGTGTTCGATGATCCAGTAGAGACAAAGGATCTATGCCCAGACTGTCTGGAAGAACTACGAGATTTCCTTGATGGGGCACAGCTCAATGATCCGGGAGTGATAGAGAATAAGGGACAGATAGGATTCAGAATGAAGATGGATCCTGACAACCATTTGATGAACAGATTCATGCGGAAGGAGTGAGAGGATGGCAAAATCAGATAGAAAGCTACACGAAGCAAGAATGGCAGGGGCTGCATGGCTGATGAATGTCATCAAGACACAGGGCATGGAAGCAGCAGAGAAAGAACTCAAGGTCAGAGGAGCCATGTTTGTTCCGCTTGAGGTCAACCAGAAGCAGCTTGACGAAGCTGTGTATAAAATCAAACTGAATACAATAGATTGTATTTTGATAATGAGTTGCATGGTACTTCGGGATGAGTTTGATTTTGGACAGAAGAGGCTTGAGAGATTCTGCGAAAGATTTAACTTAAAGACTGATGCGCTGTGTGATGAAGAAATTATCTGGGATGATCTGATACAGACACTAAAGGAAGAAACAGGTTTGGATTTCACCATCCGGGAGAACAAGTAGGAGGTGAGGCGGTGAAAGCAAAAGAGTATCTAAATCAGGTCAAAATGCTTGAGGATTACATGGACAGGTTAAGCAATGAATATTTCAAGATGAAAGAACTTGCAATGAATCCGGGGGGATTTGACTATTCAAAGGAAAGGGTACAGTCCAGTGCCGTGGCAGATACTATGAGTCGTACAGTTGGTAGATATGTTGACCTTGAAACTGAGATGAATGAATGCAGAAAAACATTTGAAGATTTCCGGAATAAAGCAGTTCACCAGATGTGTCAGTTGCGTAATACGAAGTATACGGAGATATTGTATCAGAAGTACATAAACTATAAGTCATTAAAGGATATTGCAGAGGAGATGGAATATTCATACGACTGGGTAAGACATGCTCATGGCTGGGCTCTGCAGGAGTTCCAGCGAACATGGGGCGATTATCTAAAATCTGACACATTTATAGCACACTAAAAGCATTGTGCAAACACATGGTTGTGCTGTAAGATAGACCATGAAATATTGATTCATAAGGGACATGACTGTTTGCCATTTCGGTTGTGTCCCTTTTCTTATGCCCAGTGGTTGTAAACCTCCCCTTGTGAAAAGTGAACGCTGATCTCTCCCCACTGGGCTATTTTGTTTGAGGTATGAGATATGAGTAAGATTAAAAGATTCGAGGTTGTGAGGCCTGAATATAGTTTTGAATATATACATCCGATATTTGGCAGATTGGCTTTACCAATAGCCATGATAAAGGTGATGGTTAAGTGCACTAAGATATACAAGCTTCAGCCGACTATAAAGTTGGGTGGGGAAGTAAAGAATGTAAGTAAACCGCTGTACAAGATTGTGATTCCGAAGAGAGTGAGAAAGTAACAGAAAGAAGGTGTGACATTATGGCTAAACTTACAGCTAAACAGCAGAGATTCTGTGATGAATACTTGATTGACCTTAATGCCACACAGGCAGCTATAAGGGCGGGGTATTCGGAGAAAAATGCAAGGAACATCGCAAGTGAAAACTTGGCAAAACCCAACATTAGAGAATATATAGACAATCGACTTGCTGAGAAAGAAAAAGCGCTGATTGCTGATCAGAATGAGGTTTTAAAGTATCTCACAGCAACCATGAGACGAGAAAAGAAAGAGTGCATTGTTGTAACGACCAGCGAAGAACGTTCGATGTATGTTCCAGATGATAACGGCACAATGAGAAAACAGACAGTCAAGAAAGAGACACCACAGATCGTGGAGATACCAGCAAGGCTGTCAGATGCCAATAAGGCAGCGGAGCTCCTTGGTAAAGCATATGGCTTATATACCGAGAAGGTGGAGGCTGATGTAGATATGGACCTCAACATCAACATCGACTACGGCGATGATGACGATACCGGCGGTGGTGGTGCTGATTGAATGTTGAAGTAAAAGCAAACCCGGGATTCAAAGAAGTAGATCGAAGCAAAAAACGATATATCGTGATGAAAGGCTCTGCCGGATCTGGGAAGAGTGTTGATACGGCGCAGAATTACATACTGAGGCTGATGCAGGACAAGGGCAGAAACCTTGTTGCACTGCGAAAATCTGATATTACCAACCGAGACAGTACATTCGCCGAACTGACCGGATCTCTTTACAAGATATTTGGAGATAAGGTCGATAATTATTGGAAAATCAACAAAAGTCCTCTGAGTCTCACATGTAAAAGTAATGGAAACCAGATCATTTTCCGTGGTATGAATGATGACAGGCAGCGTGAAAAGCTGAAATCAATCACATTCCCAAGGGGAAAGCTCACGGACGTATGGCTTGAAGAAGCAACAGAGTTTACACAGGCAGATCTGGAAATTATAGATGATAGATTACGTGGAGAGCTGCCACCAGGACAGTTTTACCAGATAAGAATGACCTTCAATCCAGTAAATAAGAATCACTGGATAAAGAAGGTCTTTTTTGATAGATATGATCCGGATGTGCTGACACACCACAGTACATACCTGGGGAATCGTTTCATAGATGCGGCATATCACCGCCGTATGGAGCGTAGGAAAGAAGTTGACCCTGAGGGGTATCAGATATATGGGCTTGGTGAATGGGGCGAGATAGGCGGTCTCATCCTACACAATTGGGAAGTCGCTGAGGTATCTCAGAACCTTAATGACTATGACGATATAGCAATAGGACAAGACTTTGGGTTTAACCATGCCAATGCCATCCTTCTCTTGGGTATCAAGGATGACAACATATACATCATAGATGAGATATATGAGCATGAAAAAGATATTTCCGAGCTTATCCCATTGGCCATTAAGCATGCAATACCGACTAATAGGACAATGTGGTGTGATTCGGCAAATCCAGATGATATAAAGATGTGGCGGAATGCTGGATATAGAGCGCAGGGAGTGGACAAAGGTGGTTCACAAGGATCTGTGATTGCACAGATCAATTGGTTAAAAGGTGTTGTAGATAAAACACACGCAGTACGCAGAAGGATATATGTAGCCCCTCATTGTGTAAATACGATCAAGGAGCTACAACAGTGGAAATGGAAGAAAGATGAAAAGACAGGCGAATATCTGGATGTACCTGTACCAATCATGGATGATGCGATGGCCGCACTCAGATATGGTATAGAGGGATGGAGAAAACAATTCATAGTCAGATCAAGAAGAAGACCTAGAGGCCTGTAGAAAGGATAAGCAATGGCAATATACATAGATCCGGCAATGGTGCCGGACTTAGACAACATAGATTCAAAAGTATTCAAATATCTCATACAGAAACATAAGAGACAGCTTGCCAGATGGGCGAAGTGTAAGGATTACTATGAGGGCAGACATAAGATTCTGGCAAAAAAAGCTGATGACGATGAGGACACAGTAAAGCTCATTGTGAATTATACAAAGTATGTGGTCGATATTGGCCTTGGATATTATCTTGGCGAACCAGTCAAGTACAACAGCGACAAAGCAGATAAAGCGGACAAAAAACGCAAGGAGCTTGAAGGCGGTGTGAAAGCCTCCATCAAGAATGGAAGCGTACAGTTGTATGATCCTGACTTGTCACAGAAACTTGATATAAGCCGCATACAGGACGTATACGACAACGAAACTATATCAGAGATAGATTCCAAGATAGGCAAGGCTATAGGCATATATGGCGAAGCCTATGAACAGTTATATGCCAACAGTGCTGAAAATCCAGAGCCACGAAGTACAGTAGTGAGTCCTATGAACTGTATCATGGTTCGTGACAATACAGTGGAGCACAATAAACTGTTCGCAATCATCTATGAGATCCAGGAAGATCTGGACGAATCAAAGTATTATTCGGTCACTGTATGTAATGACCACAATACCAAAGAATACAGAAGCCGTGATCTTGATAATTTTGAGTTCTATTTTGTTGAGGGCAGCGAACAGGAGCATTACTTTGGCGAAGTAAATGTTGTGGAGTACCAGAATAATGATGAGCGGCAGGGAGACTTTGAACAGATCATATCTATGCAGGATGCTCTTAATGAGCTCTTTAGCGATCGTGTGACGGACAAGAAGAAGTTCGTCAATTCGATACTTGCCATGTTTGGTATGACGCTGGCTGATGACGATGATAAAGCGGTTGCAAAGCTCAAGAAAGATCGTTTTATAGATGGACTGCCACATGACGGAAAGATAGAGTACATTCAGAAGACGTTTGATGAGAATAGCGTGTCTGTGCTCTGTAAGGATATTATCCGTGAGATACACAAGATGACCCTTACAGTTGATATGACAGATGAGAACTTTGCAGGAAACAGCTCAGGACAGGCCCTCATGCTCAAGTTGATGGTTATGAATATGCTTGTGAAGAACAAGATGAGGAGCCTTGAGAAAGGGCTCAAGAAGAGATTCGAGATGTACAACCACTGGCTTAATGTCAAGGGTGAAATGTCTCTCATAGACAAGAAAGAGCTTGATGTTGTATTCACAGTTGCAATGCCAATAGATAAGCCAACAATCATCAATATGGTAACTCAGCTCAGGGGCATAGTGGATGATAAGACACTTCTTTCACAGCTCTGGTTTATCAAAGATGTTGATGAGGTCATAGAGAATGTGAAGAAGCAGAAAGCCGAGGAACAGCAGCAGTACCTTGCCACGTTTGGCAGTCAGCATGCACAGGATATGGAGACACCTATCAAGGATGATGAAGAAAAGGATCCCGAGAAAGAGTAGGTGATCTATGAGCGACAACAACTATTGGGAGAAGAGAGCTGTAGATCTTGAGAAGCTCTCCCAGGACAGAGCCGATGTTGATATTATGCATGTAAACAAGCTCTTTGATGGCGCTGTGGACATTGTGGAGAAACAGATAGAAGAGATATTTGGTAAGTATGCACGTGATTCAGGAATAAGCCAGGATGCCGCTCTGAGGCTTCTTAATGAGAAACAGACGGAGACTATGCGCCGCAATCTTATGATCACACTTGCACAGTGTCAGGAGGATGTAGCCAGGCAGGCTATACTCGCAAGGCTCAATGCTCCGGCTTATGCGGCTCGCATATCACGTCTTGAGGCATTAAAGGATTTGATACATGCGCAAGCCTATAAAGTTGGCTCTGCAGCTCATTACAGGCTCACAGACAGGCTTATAGATACATATGAGCAGAGCTACTACAGGAGCATATACGACCAGCAGAGAAGAACAGAGACAGGCTTTGACTTCACGAAGCTGACTGACAGGGATGTACAAGCGGCAATAGCAACCAATTGGGCGGGCTCCAATTATTCAAAGCGGGTATGGAAGAATACAAAGAAGCTGGCAGAGAGCCTTGAAGAGGTTATAACACAGGGCCTTATGACAGGACAGAGTATCAGAGATATGGAGCTGGCACTTGAGGCAAGGGTAGTAAGCGAAAGATATAAGATAAATCGTATTATCCGCACAGAGGTGAATCACTGTTGTAATCAGGGCACCTTGATGTCATATAAGGCGGCAGGAACCAGACGATACATCTTCCTTGCTACACTTGATATGAGAACATCATCTATATGCCGGAGCTTAGATAAAGATGTATTCTTCGTTTCCAAAGCAGAGGTAGGTGTAAACTTTCCTCCGATGCATCCCAACTGCAGATCAACAACCATGGCATATCCTGAGGATGGAATTTTTCCAAAGGAGAGAACTGCAAGGGATCCGGAGACCAACAAGAACATTCATGTACCATTTGATATGAGTTATGCACAGTGGTATAGGAAGTATGTGATTGAGAAGGATGACGAAAAGAAAAATGTGCTCATAGATATTGATAATCAACCCGAAAGAAATACAGAGCACGGAGATATCTATGATCTGAGAATAGGAGATAACATTGTTGATCTTAAAACAATAAAAGGACCAACATATAGTAAAAAGTTCCAACAATTAACCCAAAACACGAATGTAAACATGGCTTTACGAAAATATGCAATGGCAATGCTTACTCATAGAAATGGGACAGATGGTGAAGATCTTTATGTTATCAGCTCTAAGACAGGAAAACTATTATTGTCAAAAACAACTGGTACAAATGAACTGGGTATAGAATTGTCAAAAAATGAAATTGATTCCTTGAAACTATATGCAAAGAAAGAGGGAATAATAGGTATACATAATCATCCTACTAATTTGTTGCCTACTGGAAGTGATTTTGTTGCAGCAGGAGCAAGAGGGTATGATTTTGGAATGGTTGCAACACATAATGGAAGAGTATTTGTGTATAAAGTTGGAGACATTCCATTTAGAAGTGAACATTTCAATCACACTGTTGACAAATATCATTCAGAACCATACAATTATGATATAGAAGTAGCTCAAAAGAAAACTTTGTTAGAGTTTGAAAAGGAGTTTGGTATATCATGGATGGAGTTATAACAAAAGGCAAGGACACGATAATACACGAAGAAATGTCTCCTGAGAAAAGGGAAGAAATTTTAAAGCGGTTAGAGGAAGAAAGTAAAAATTTAAAGGAATGGATAGAATAGCAAGCACTCCGCAGTAGCAGGGTGCTTTTGTTATATCTGAGGTGATAGAATGTATACGAATATAGGACTTATAACAACTGATAATAAGCCGGTAAAAACTGGACTTGATGGCAGTATGCAGATTGTGTACAGTGATCATACTCTTGCGATGGAATACGGCGAGATAATCAATAGATTATATACAAGTGCTGATATATCAGAGTGCACGCCAGAGTCACCCAGGTTTAGGGTTGATAAAGCACTGTGGGATACAGGTTCTATGACGTCTTGTATATCGGTAAGGCTTGCCAAGAAGCTGGGGCTTAAACCTATTGATACAGGGGTTGGAGTGACGGCAGCGGGACAGGTGGACATAGTATATTATCTGCTTGATATACATTTAGGTGATGATATGGTGTGTCGCCATGTAAGAGTCGCAGAGTTTCCGTTAGAGAGACACGATGTTGATTTTCTGATAGGAATGGACATTATTACACAGGGTACATTGAATATAAGCAATACAGATGGTAAAACAAAGCTTACATTCAAGTTGAATAACAAGTAAATATATGAGCTATAGGCACTGTGCGTTTGCATGGTGCCATTTTTATGCACAAAATAGGAGGATAAGAGAATGAAGAAGTATGTAGGAACAAAGCAGATTGAGGCAAGACCGATGACAAGAGGCGACTATAACAATTACAGAGGATGGCAGATTTCAGCGGAAGAAAATCCAGCAGATGAAGGCTATCTCGTAAAATATTCAGATGGATATGAGAGCTGGTCACCGGAGAAGCAGTTTAACGAAGCATACAGGCCATGTGACAACATGACATTTGGAATTGCTCTTGAAATGCTCAAGAAGGGCTTCAGAGTTGCAAGAAAGGGTTGGAATGGCAAGGGAATGTTTGTTGTATTCCAGAAGGGATATCCTGATGGCATACCATGTAACAAGCAGACCGCAGAAGCCTGGGGAATCAGCGAGGGCGACTTATTCAAGTGTAACCCATATCTGCAGATCAGATGTGTTGATGGTTCACACTCCATGTGGGTGCCGAGTATAAATGATTGCCTTGCTGAAGATTGGGTAATCATTGAGTAAAGGAGCAGTGAATACATGAATAGAATATGTCCAAGATGCAAGCGGAAATACAATGAGCTTGATAACTATTGTACAAAGTGCGGAATCGCACTGGAGGAATCACCAAATATGTGTTCAGAGATGAGAACCCAGATGTGCAGACATAGGGTATATGCTGAGGATGATACATATTGTGCGTGTTGCGGATCACTTACAACATATGCACTGGAGCGACAGAAGAAACAGAATAATCGTTAATTCAGACCATGATAAAAACATGGTCTTTTTTATTGTCAAGGAAAAGACATTAAAACCTCAACAGCAAGGCATGAACTTGCTGGGGACATATCAATAGACTACTGGCAGGCATGAACTGACAGGCACAAGAAAGGAATGTATAAGCTATGGATGAAACACAGCAGACAACACAGACACAGGCACAGATTGGTGAGGCAACAACACAGCCTGGTACACAGACACAGGGAGCACAGCAGAACCAGGCAACAAGCACAGCATCACTTGAAGATGTGCTTAAGACTATGACAGTCGAGGAGATTCTGGCAAGACCAGAGTTCAAAAAGGCTGTTCAGTCAGCTTCGGACGCAAGAGTCACACAGGCACTTGCTACAGCCAAGGAGAAGTGGGACAAGGAAGCTATTGAAAACCTTGACGAGGCTAAGAAGCTGGAGAAGATGACAGCGGAGCAGAGAGCAAAATATCAGTTCGATAAGGATAAGGCCGCCTTTGATGCTGAGAAGAAAGCATTTGAGAGACAGCAGCTTGTACTTGCGACAGGCAAGGAGCTGATCAAGAGAGGGCTTGATGCTTCATTTGCTGATGTTCTGACAGGCGACACAGCAGAAGAGACAGCGGATAAGATTGATAAGTTTGAAGCATCTTTCAGAACAGCCGTTGCGGATTCTGTAAGCGACAAAATGAGAGGCACAGCACCAAGGGATAAGACCCAGGGCACGACAATAACCATGGATAGCATTAAGTCTATGAGTGCCGAGGAGATCAATGCACACTGGGATGAGGTGCAGAATGTGCTCAAGCAGAACAAGTAAGAAAGGACGATGAAATATGTCAGTAAAGAATTTTATTCCACAGATTTGGAGTGCAAGACTTCTTGCACATCTTGACAAGATCCATGTATATGCAGGACTTGTCAACAGAGACTATGAGGGCGAGATCAAGCAGTATGGTGATACTGTAAAGATCAACCAGATCGGTGACATCACGATCAAGAAGTATACAGGAGCAAAGATTGATGATCCAGAGGAGCTTACAGGTGAGCAGAATACACTTGTTATTGATCAGGCAAATTACTTCAACTTTGCCATCAAGGATGTGGACAATGCTCAGACTAACCCAAAGCTCATGAACGAGGCCATGGCAAGAGCCGCATATGGTCTGAATGATACGGTTGATTCACTGCTTGCAGGAATCATGGTAGCCGGTGCTGCCGGAGCAGTCGGAAGTGATGAGTCTCCAATTGTTCCAAGTAAGGATGATGCATATGACTTGCTTGTAGATCTTGGAACAGAGCTCACAGAGAAGAATGTTCCGCTCGTAGGCCGTTGGGTAGTAGTGCCGCCATTCTATCATGGACTCCTTCAGAAGGATTCAAGATTCGTTGGCAATGGTACAGATGTCAACATGGCAATCCTTCAGGGCGGACACATCGGAGCTGCTGCAGGCTTCCAGATCTATGTATCAAACAATACACCAAACACCGATGGTACAAAGTACAAGATACTTGGCGGTACAAATGCTGGTGCTTCATTTGCCGAGCAGATCACTGAGACAGAGGGCTACAGACCAGAGAGCAACTTCTCAGATGCTGTCAAGGGACTTCACCTCTGTGGTGTCAAGGTACTGCAGAAGGATGCACTTGCAACTCTCACAGTAAATAGAAAGTAGGAGGGCAGATATGGCTATTATAAAGAATATTATCACAGGACACAGCTTCACTTGCCGGAATGAGCGTGTTGTAGAGCATTGCCGCAAGGACATAAAGACCTTTGTTATAGAGGATGAGCCGGCCAGCGTGGCACCAGCAGAGGATGAGCCGGCCAGCGTGGCACCAGCAGAGGATGAGCCGGTGAAGGATGCCGAGGCAGAGGAAGAGCCAAAGCCTCAGAAGAAAACAAAGACAGCCACAAAGGCGACCGACTGAGAGGTGATACATGATGGATTCACTGGCAAGGCTTAAGAGGAAGATAGGCTCTGATAAGGATATAAGCGATGGGATCCTTACCGATTATCTGGAAGAGGCGAAGGATGAGATAGTTCTGTTTCTGAATGTGAAGCAGTTCGATGAAGCCTTTGCCTCAAAGGCGGTCGAGATCGCAGCTATACTCTACGAAAGAGACCAGGCTGACAAGCATATAAAGTCTGAGAGCTACTCAGAGGGCGTTGTGTCCGAGAATACAACATATCTCACAGGAGAGAGCTTTGATACACAGGTTGATAAGGTCCTGGACAGCCTCAAGAGATACAGGAGGGTATATGTCAAGCATAAGAAGAAAGATAGCACAGAAGAGACAGAATAGCGGGATATATCGCAGTTATGTTGAAGAGGATGAGTATGGACATGAATCATATGGATATGAGACAGATCCATCAGGAATCCTTGAGAGGATTCTGTGGAGTCCTATATCTTCAGAGGTTGAGGTAGCTGAGTATGGTGAGCGTGTTAACGAGATGCTTCAGGGATGTGTTTTCGATGACTCCATCAGTCTGAAAGAAAAAGACAGGGTGAAGGTGGGCGATAACATGTACAACGTGGAATCCATCAAGCCTTATCCATCTTATCGTCTTGTTATCATTGAGAGGGTGAAGTAGATATGCCTATTGAAATCAAAGGATTAGATACACTTATAAGCGCTCTGGATAAACTTGCTAGTGGGATTGACGGCAATGTAAAACAGATTGTGGAACAGGAAGCCGACCGCATAGCAGGAGAAGCCAGAGCGCTTGCGCCTGTTGATGGTGGATATCTCAGAGAGAAGATACAGACAAGGGTTACTGAGACAGAGGATAAGATTGTTGGTGAGGTATACAACAATGCGAGCTATGCAGCATATGTGGAGTTTGGCACAGGACCTGTTGGACAGGCGGCAGGCCTTAAGATTGAGGGAATAGACCTCAGATACAGGCAGACACCATGGATGATACCTGTTGACAAGATAGATAAGGCTCAGGCTGAAAAATATCACTTCATCCCGATAAAGAAGGATGGTGAGGTTATAGGATATTTAACCAGAGGACAGGCACCACAGCCATACCTCTATCCGGCTATGAAGAACAATGAGGAACACATAGTAGAAAGGCTGAAATCAGCGGTAAGAATGGAGAGCAAGATCACTAGATGATAGATGCAAGAAAACAGATCAAGGAGCTGCTTGAAAGCATAGAGTATAACGAATTAAAGGTTAATCATGGATATCCAAAGTCTATAAGTTATGTTCCGTTGGTTACATTTATTCAGATAGCAAATACTGGCACAGGGATGCACAGTGTTGTTGAAAATTTGGGCTTTCAGATAGATATATGGAGCCGAACCTTTAAGGAATGCATATCCATCATGCTGATGGTTGATGAGAAGATGGTGGATCTTGGATTCAACAGGGACTACGAAAGCCCGGATGACGATGGAGATAATGTTGATGCCAGCGGATATTGCAGAAAGGCTCTCAGATATAGCAGCAAAGTAGACACAAGAACAAACAGGCTTATTTCATAAGCAGAAAGGATGGTATAAAACAATGGCAGATACACCAAAGCAGGGACTTGCCTCAATAGGTCTTGATATCAAGATAGGCAAGACAGCCCTTAATTATGCAACAAAGATAGGAGACATTGGAGGAACACCTTCATCACTTGATGCTACATGCTTCAAGGATAAGTCAAAGAAAAGTGTTCCAGGTGTGCAGGAGAACGATAGCTGGGAGGTAGAGTATCTCTATGACAATGGAGCAACAACCTCAGACTATCGTATACTCAAGGGCCTTGAGGATGCTGGGGCTATAGTTGATGTTGAGGTCACATTCCCTGACAAGACAGTATTCAAGAATAAGGGATATGTTACAACGACAGTTACCGGTGCCGAGGTCAACAACCTCATTAAGGCAAAGGCAGTTGTAAACCTTCAGGGTGAGTGGGAGGTTACTGATCCGGTAGAAGCGTAATCCATTTTTGTAATACAACAATATGAAATAATACATCACAGGCAGGGGGCATGGTCTCCCTGCCTTTTTAGGAGGTAAAGCAGATATGCAGACATTGGAAATCAAACTCAAGGTAGATGGAGCAGAGAAGAAGTTTCACTTGAGACTTACAGCAGGTGGTCAGAAGATTCTCAAGGAGAAGTACGAAGAGAATATGCTGGCAACTCTTATGGGTGCAGTAGATGATATAGACAGAGCGGTTGATATTCTTGGCATAGCTCTGGGTTACAAGGACAATGACAACGAGATCACAGATGGAGAGGAGTTTTACGATCTGCTTGTTGAGAACGGCAGAAGCGGAGCTGAGGACTTTGCAAAGGTCCTTACCGACATTGCAGTCAATTCTGGAATCATCAAGAAGGATCAGGCAAACAGTGTTGTGAACAGCATCAATACAACATATAAGACTATGTTTGACAGCCTTGAGGAAAGGGTAGAGAAGCTGCAGAAGGATAATGGACAGACCCCAACGGCGGGCGATTCCGAAGATAAGTCAGACAGCACTCCCTTATGATATAGATAGGCTTCTCTTTGAAGCAAGGATAGCCGGTGTGGGCTTCTTTGAGGCATTGGATTATACCTGGGGTGAGCTTGTTGAAATGATAAAGGTTTACAACGAGCGGGAACGTAGGAAGCATCAGCATGAGGCTAATATAGCATTCAGACAGGCGGAGCTCATATCCATGTGGGTATGGAAGAATGATGGAGATATAAATGTATCAGATATATTCCCATACTGGACAGAAGAGGAGAAGATACAGGCAGAGCTTGAGAAGTACAAGGCAATAATGTACAGGCATGTGGATAAGAGCAAAAAATAAATCATGAAGAAATACGAAAAGGAAGGAGGTGGGACAGAATATGACAATAGAGGAGATATCCGTCAAGTTTACTGCTGACACCAATGAGCTGAAGAAAGCTCTTTCAGATATTACCGAAACTCTCAAGGGAACTGAAGCACAGACCATGGACATAGCAAGTGCCTTGGATGAGATAACGCAGCCTATCAAGGATATGTCAAAAGACCTCAGGACGCTCACAGAGCAGAGTGCTGCATATAACAAGCAGATGTCAGAGGTTACGAAGACTGTTAGCGGAACAGGCAAGGCGGTTGGTGAGATAAATTCCAAGATGCAGACTGTATCAAAGCAGAGCACTGCTGAAACGGCCAAAATAACGACCGGATGGAAAAAAGTCAAAGAAACTATGCAGGATGTATTCAACTCAAGGCCAACAGCTAATTGGGGTGGGAATACAAACAATGGCGGTGAGACGAGATCGTATAAGGTTTCGAGAAATCCCAGTGATGCAACACAGGAAAAGGCACAGAAAGCTCTTGATGCGGAACAGGCCAAGCTCCAGAAGTTGCAGAATACCCTCAATGGCTACAGGATAAAGCTGGATGCAGTGAATCAGAAGTACGATATACAGAATCAGAAGGTTCAGAAAACCAGTAATGATATACAGGCACAGCAAACAAGACTTGATGGTTTAAAAAGAGATTATGAGGCGATGTCCTCAATAATGTCTGAGCTGAATATTGACGACAGCATAAATGCAGAGATGGTCAGACTCAAGACTACACTTGATGAAAATAAAATATCAGCCAACGAGTTATTCAATGCCATGGAGAGACTCAAGCAGTCTCCTTATGACATCATAGATGTTGGTAATTCGTTCATGTCCATGGAAGACATGACTAAAAAGATGAATGAACTGGATACATCAAGTGAACAGGCATGGGGAAGACTTGAGAAGTTGGAAACAGCCATGGAAGGAGTCAGTGCCGAAAGCAGAAACTTTGGAAGCACACAGGGGCTTCAGAGAATGAACTCTATTATTACTCAGCAGGAGAATAAACTGAGATCACTTCAGAACGCATATAGTACGGCATCGACACAGTCAGCAAGTTTAAGCGGTAAGCAGGAAATGCTTCAGGCAAATATGCAGCAGACAAGGGATTCTATACAGCAGGCACAGGAACGCATATCACAGCTCAGTGCCGCTTTGCAGAATACATCTCAGAATACATCTACTGGCTTTTTTGGCAGACTTGCATCTACTGTCAAGAATGTCGGTAATGCTACTGCATCACTGATTCATAGGTTCCAAAATGGTGTGTCCCACATAAGAAACTTTGGAACTGCGGCGGGCAATGCTGGGCACAGACTGCTCTCTCTTTATGAGAATACAACACTGATAGGAAGAGGATTATCATCGCTTAAAGATAAGATGACCGGACTGAGTTCAAAGTTTACACAAACATCCAGAATGGTGAAGTCGATGGTGCTCTCAATGCTGTTTATGCAGCTTATGAGTGGCATGGGTGAGACCTTGCAGAGCTTTGCAAAGCAGTCGGCTGTCGTGAACAATGATCTGTCACTGTTGGCATCCTCATTTACCTACTTAAAGAGCAGCATATTATCAGCATTTCAGCCTCTACTCAGCTATATAACACCAATACTTACAAGTATAGTGAACACTGTGGCTGATGCATTTAACAAGCTGGCTGAGTTCTTTGCATACCTTACAGGTCAAACAACATTTGAAAAGGCTGTATATACTCAGAAAAATTATTCGGCAAGCCTTGACCAGTCGGCTGCAAGTGCTAAAGAATTGCAGAATGTCCTGCTTGGATTTGATCAAATCACCAAGTTGGATGATAACAGTGGAAGCTCCGGAAGCGGCAGCTCCGGAAACGGACTGAATACAGGCAACTGGAAAACCACAAAGGTTGATATATCAAGCAGCCTTGCAGATTCTATCAAGAGTGGCAACTGGGAAGCTGTTGGAAAGGCCCTTGGAGACAAGATAAACAGTGCTTTAGGATCTATTGATTGGAGCAGTGTCCAGAAGAAGTGCAACAGCATAGCCGAGAAGATAGCCGACTTTTTAAATGGAGCAGTTGAGGAGACAGACTGGAATCTTGTAGGATCCACACTTGGTAATGGAATCAACACAATTCTGGGAGCAATCAATACATTCCAGAAGAAGTTTGATTTTAAGAAGTGGGGAGAGTCCCTTGCGGAAACACTAAACAGCACGCTGTCCACTACAGATTGGTCGCTGGCTGGAGATACGCTTGGTACAGCGGTTCAGAATGTCATAGATACAGGCTTTGGCTTTGCCAAGACGTTTGACTGGAAGAAAGCCGGGGAGAGTGCAAGCAAGACAGTTAATAACTTCTTTGGAGCGATAGACTTTAAGGAGGGTGGTAAGACCTTCGGTGAGGGTGTAAAGGGTGTACTGAACAGTATATCGACATTCTTCGATGAAGTGGACTGGGATTCTATTGGTACAGATCTTGTCGATGCAATAACATCGGTAGACTGGATAGGAATCATTACAGGTGCTATCAAGGCTGTCATCAGTGTTGCAGGCGCATTTTACAAATTGGTACTTGCTATCTGGGATGCTATTATCAATCAGATCAAGAGCACAGACTGGTCAGATCAGGCACAGAAGATATGGGAAGGTATCAAAGATGTATGGGCTAAACTCAAGGATACAGCACTTGAGGTTGGTCTCAAGTTGAAGAATACTTTGTCAGATATTTGGGAATCGATAAAGAGCCTGTGGGGAGACTCAGAAAACAAGTCACTGCCTATAGCTGCAAAGTTGTCAGCGGCGCTTGATGAGGAAACTGTTGGTAAGATAAAAGACTGGGCAACAGATAAGCTGCAGGACTGGAAAGATAAAACCGCTATATTGACTGCCACTGTAGCAACTACACCAGCGGCTATAAGACAATGGTGGAAGGACAGGGCGGATCAGTGGAAGGATAAGATATCAAAGTTTAGCGTTAATTCCGTGACAACGATTCAGAACATAAAAACGTGGTGGAACAATAGATCGGCACAGTGGAAAAATAAGATATCAAAGTTTAGCGTTAGTTCCGTGACAACGATTCAGAGCATAAAAACGTGGTGGAACAATAGATCGGCACAGTGGAAAAATAAGACTGTAAGGTTCACAATCGTAGCAGCTACTTCTGCGCAGGCACTAAAAAACGGTTTCAGATCAGCCATAAATACGGTTATTGGATGGATAAATACTTACATTATCGACAATCTTAACAAGCTGAGTTGGAAGATTAATCCTATCCGTTATTATGATATTATTCACGGAAAATATAAGACATTATTCGATGGAACTACAATTGGTTTTAATGTTGGACATATATCCACATTTGCGACTGGCGGTTTCCCGGAGGACGGCTTGTTCATGGCGAACCACGGAGAGCTTGTTGGTAAGTTCAGCAATGGTAAGACAGCGGTTGCGAATAATGCTCAGATAGTCGAAGGTATTGAAGCTGGTGTATACAGGGCGGTCACAGCGGCGAACAGCGGTGGCGGCAAGTCAGGTGGAAACACACCTGTGATAAATGTATATGTCGGCGGCAAACAGGTTACAGATGTTGTTATAAAGGACATCAACGACAGGACCATCCAGACAGGCAAGAATCCAATATTGGTATAGGAAAGGAGTGAGACTGTGGCAGCAGAGCTTGTTATAAATGGAGTGGACATGCCAGATCCAGCGATCAATGGTGGTCTCACTTATGCGCCAGAGAAGATCTGGAGCAAGAACACTGGGCGAGTCTCGGATGGAGAAATGTTCGGTGATATCGTGGCCAGAAAGATGACATTGAAGATTAAGTGGAATTACCTCACAGAATCACAGATAGCACTTATAGAGAGTGCAATCTATGATTCTTTTTTTGATGTTAAATTCAAGGATCCACGAACAAAGCAATATGTAACAAAGAGGATGTATGCAGGCACTCCGACATACCCGGTATATGACATACGTGATGGAATGTACAGGTATACAGGGGTTGGAGTTGACCTGATAGAGAAGTAGGAGATATCGGATGTACACGAAAGTATCAGATAACTTTGGCAATAGAATAATGGGCGATGGCAGAACCTTCAGAGCACGTATAACATGTGATGACACTGTCATAGAATCCGGTTTTGTCAGTGTTGATATGAAGTGTATAGCCGGAACTGGAACAAGCACCTTAGAGATAGGGTGCGCCAGTTCCACGCAGCTTGATATCACAATGATACAGCCGGATATAAGTCTGACCGGCAAGGAATTTCTGCTTGAGATGGGCCTCATGCTTGATGATGACAGTATAGAGTATGTCAAGATGGGATACTTCATGGCGCAGAAACCTACTGTTGATGATGGCAGGATCACGTTCACTGCATACGATAGGATGGCTTACAAGATGTCAGGATATTATCTGTCTAATCTCTTATATCCTTGTGATATATCGGAGGTATGTGCAGAGATAGAGACATTGACAGGCATCAGAATGAAGAATGCTCCGTCAGGAATCAACATATCAAAAAACTTTGATGGCTACACATACAGACAGGCAGTTGGATTCATAGCTGGCATTGACGGCAAGTTTGCAACATTTGACAGGGACGGAGTGCTTGATTTCAGGTGGTACACGACAACGGATTATTCGGTAGGGCTTAACAGGTCGTTTGATGATGTTGTTGTGCAAGAGAACATGTTTCAGGTTGGGTATATCTCATGTGCTGTTGATGAGAACAGCACAATAAAATCAGGACAGGGGCTTACAGGAATAGCAACAAGCAACTTCCTGATGACACAGGAGATTCTTGACGGCCTGTATGCAAAGCTGAAGGATATGAGCTATCATCCAACGACATGCAGTTTTGCGGGTGATATGAGACTTGAGCTTGGAGATATAGTACAGGTATTGAGCAGAGATGGCAAAGCATATCCGGTGCCGGTCATGAGCTTGGATTTCAGTTATGACGGCGGGCTTATAACGGCTATCGGATCATATGGCAGTACAGAACTCAGTGAAGCGACATATGTAAGCCCAACCGAGAACTATGTGCAGCAGGTATACAGGCGTTTGTACGCAGATAAGCTGGATGCGAAAGATGCGGCTATCAAGTATGCACAGATAGATTTTGCAAATATAGGTAAGGCAGCTCTGGAGCAGTTTTTCGCCAAGTCGGGATTGATTGAAGATGTTGTGGTCGGTGATCAGAAGGTTACAGGAACACTCGTTGGTGTGACTATCCTGGGAGACAGTATCAAAGGTGGTACAGTCATAGCGGATAAGCTCGTCATCAAGGGTGAAGATGGTCTGTATTACAAACTGAATACTGATGGTAACACAGTAGAGAAAGAGCAGACGGATTACAACAGCCTTGATGGCGGTGTGATCAGAGCTAAGTCTATCACGGCAACTAAGATAGCTGTTGATGATCTTGTGGCATTTGGAGCAACAATAGGCGGCTGGCACATAGCGGATGGTTGTTTATACTCTGGCACAAAAGAGAGTATGAGTAATACATCCCGGGGAACATATCTCGGAAGTGATGGCCAGATAAACATTGGTGATTCTGACAATTTCATAATGTTCTATGTGGATAATAAGGGAGAATCACATCTTGCTATATCAGCAGATAAATTCACCCTTGGCAAACAGAACATAGAAAACGTTATAAGTGACATAAAACAGGATGTTGATAATGTCAGAGATGAGATAACCACACTCCTGAGGATAGAATCATCAAGAGGAACCGTATTTAAAAATAATGCAGTATCAACAGTCTTGTCTGTGGTGATATACCACGGAAAAGACAGGATAACAGATATAGATAAGTTACATGAAGTGTATGGAAGTTCAGCCTACATCCAGTGGAAATGGCAGAAACTTGATGAAGAAGAATATGGAATAATATCATCCGCCGATTCAAGAATGAGTAACGACGGATTTTCTTTTACCCTTTCACCAGATGACGTGGACACAAAAGTAACTTTCATGTGTGAACTTATAACAGATTAAGGAGGATTATATATATGGCAACAATAAAAGCAGCAGATCAGGTTACTGTACTTGATGTATCAGATGCTTACAACGTAGTGTTGTCAAGCGAAGCATACACATTCCTTGGGGACACGCAGGGAGCTGCGGCCGGTTCTAAATGCACAACAGATGCGGCAGCATATTGTGGTAATAACATGTGTTCCGTTGTTACAGTAGATGCCAAGGCAATAGTTTGCCCAACAGGAGTGACAGCTACGGTAAGTAACAGTGGAACTTCAAAAGTCACAATCACATTTACTCTGACGGCGAAGCTGACAACTGCATGCGAGGCAACTATCCCAGTTGTTGTTGATGGGGTAACGATCAACAAGAAGTTCTCGTTTGCCGTAGCGAAGACAGGAGCAACAGGAGCTAAAGGCGATAAAGGTGATCAGGGAGTACAGGGACCTCAGGGCCCGCAGGGGGTATCACCAACTGTATCTGTCACTAAAACAAACGGCGTGACAACCATAACCATCACCGATAAAGACGGTACACATACCCAGACTGTTAAGGACGGCACTAATGGAACTCCAGGGGCAGCTGGGGCAAACGGCAAGACATCGTATTTTCATGTAAAATATTCAAACGATGGAGGAAAAACATTCACATCAAACTCGGGTGAAGATGTTGGAATGTATATAGGTACATGTACAGATTATAACCCGACAGACCCGGCAACAGTAGGGGCTTATACATGGGCAAGAATCAAAGGCGAAACGGGCGCCAAGGGTGATAAAGGCGCAACTGGAGAAACTGGCCCTCAGGGTGAGAAAGGCGCAACAGGAGAAACTGGCCCTCAGGGTCCTCAGGGCAATGCAGGAGCGGATGCACTGACATTAACAATTACATCAAGTGCCGGAATCATCTTTAAGAATAACACCGGTTCTACAGTGCTTACAGCGCATGTGTTTAAAGGAAGTACTGAACAGACAATAGCTGATAATGGAACTGTATCTGGACTTGGAACAATAAAATGGTATAAAGGGGCAACACTTGTATCTACATCAAAGACATATACGGTTACTGCTGGGGCTGTGGACAACTCTCAGGCTTACACATGTCAGCTTGAAGCGTAAGGGGGTGTTTCTATGGCTACGATCAAAGCCAAGGCGGAAATAACCATATTTAATGTCAAGGACATCAAGAGCGTTACGAGATACTATCTGCTCCAGTCATCTACAGCATCAGCACCGGCTAAGCCAACGGCAAATCCTCCTGGAGGTAACTGGGTTACAACTGAACCAAGCTACACCAGTGGATCTACCAATACTTTGTACTTAGTGGATCAAACTATCTTGAGTGATGGATCTGTGTCCTATTCGGATGTATCTAAGTCAAGCAGCTATGAAGCGGCAAAGGCAGCTTACAACAAGGCTCTGTCAGTTGAGAAGTCGGGGAATGAATTGAAGCTATTCTGGGAGAAACTTATAAACGTTGACGAAGCGGATCCGGACAACTATGAAAAGTATATTACATTCAAGGATGGCAACATCATAGTAGGTATAGATGGGTTGAAACAGCAGCTTGTGATTGGCAGTGATGGTATATACATAACAAATGGAAGTTCAATCAGCTTAGCTAAGTCAGGTGTGGTACAGCTTGGAAAGCATACTATCATTGGTGATAACTCTGGCGAGTCGTCACTGACAGTCAGAGGAGATGTGGGAGCGTCACTTTTTAAGGTAATAGACTCAATCTTAGCATCCACTTGGCTGACCGCAAGGGATAATGCGGTATTTAATGCCGGCGACAAAATCCTTGACAACGACTATTATCCGCTCATATCGCTTCCAACCTTAAATTCTACCTGGGCAGTGGCGACCTACAATAACTTATATGGAAATGCACTTGCATTTACGAGGACAACAGATAGCGACTATTCAGCCGGTACAAACAGGAAGACAGGCAACTCATCTTATCTTGACAGCGGCATTGGAATGGCTCTTGATGGCACAGGTATATCCGGTGCAATAACGGTTAACAGCACAAATGCATCTAATATAACAAACAGAAACCTCAGACGTATCGGCAATGTTGTGCAGATGTACATGTCATGTAAGGTCAAGAAGTCATACGCTGTTGGTAGGACCGGAACTGTAGGTGTTGCATCCGTCCCGACTGGTTTCAGGCCGGTATCGATCGTAGCTGTATCATCCGGTCAGCAGGGACCGCCGGTTACAGGAATCGTGGGGCCTGACGGAAACATCTGCATGATGGGTACTACAGTGAAACTTGCAGCAAATGATGAGATATCACTCTCTGGAACATGGCTGACAGGCGATAAATTGACATCTTAATTTAGGAGGATAAAAAGTATGAAAAATGCAATATGTACAACCGCCGGAGCAATAGGCGGTGTGATAGCATCCCTGTTTGGTGGATGGGATGCAGGGCTGGCAACACTGGTCATGTTCATGGCCATAGACTATGTGAGTGGCTTGGTGGTGGCTGGAGTTTTTCACAACAGTAAGAAAACAACGTCAGGAGCCTTAGAGAGCAAGGCAGGATGGAAGGGATTATGTCGTAAGGGCATGTCCCTTTTGTTTGTATTGATAGCCTATAGGCTCGATCTGGCGATAGGGTCAAACTATATCCGGGATGCGGTGATAATAGGATTTATTGTAAATGAGACGATCAGTATTGTGGAGAACGCTGGTCTCATGGGTGTACCGCTTCCTAAGGTAATCAATAAAGCAATAGATATATTAACCTCAAAGAGCGAAGAGAAAGGTGGGGAATAATATGAATGGAATAGACATCAGTGCATGGCAGGGCGATGCCAGAATAGACCTCGGTAAGATAGCGTATGACTTTTGTATCGTGAAAGCGACCGAGGGAACAGACTACAAGAATAGATACTTTACAGCACATTGTGATAAGGTCCTGAACAGGAAGAAGCTGCTGGGGGTATATCACTATGCAAACGGCGGAGACCCACAGAAAGAGGCAGACTACTTCCTTGCGTATGTAAAGAAGTACATCGGCAAAGCGGTACTTGTTCTGGATTGGGAAGCCAAGAACAACAATCTGTTTGGTGTCAAGGATCTGGAATGGTGCTTACAGTGGTGCAGCTACGTACAGAAAAAGACAGGCATCAAGCCACTGATCTACATCCAGAAGAGTGCTATGAACGCCGTAAAAAAGGCTGGATATGGTCTGTGGGTCGCTCAGTATCCGGATTATGAGCGGACAGGATATCAGGAACATCCATGGAATGAGGGAGCTTATAACTGCCTTATCCGTCAGTACACATCTGTCGGTAAGCTCTCAGGTTACAGCGGCAGCCTTGATCTCAATAAGGCTTATATCAGTGCAGCGAGCTGGAATAAGCTGGCCGGTAAGGTCAAGACCGCATCTGCATCCACGACAGCAAAGAAGAGCGTCAATACACTGGCTAAAGAGGTGTTAGCGGGCAAATGGGGCAATGGTGCTGATCGCAAGAGTAGACTGGCCAAGGCTGGTTATGACTATAGCAAGGTTCAGGCAACAGTCAACAAACTTGTCAAGGCATCACAGATGACACAGGACAAGATCATCAATGCGGTTGCACATGAGGTCATTGCTGGCCGCTGGGGCAACGGACAGGAGCGTATTGACCGCCTCAAGGCAGCAGGGTATAATCCTGATAAGATTCAGAAGAGAGTGAATGAGATCTTTGAGGGCTGATAAAACAGTGTTGAATACTTGAAAATGGTGGAAATAACAGCCACGTAACTAACAAATAATCATCAAACCGCAGTAAATACAATGGTTTCAGTTTCTGTTGAGGAAGCAGCTAACGCTGGTAAATTCTAAATAAAAGGCTTAAAAGCTAGACTTTTTGGGCTATTCAGACTAGGTAATTCGGTCTGGATAGCCCTATTTTTATGTCCATAAGACACGTAAAAGTCGCAAGCAAGTCACAAGCAACAAGTCACACAAGTCACAAACCCTGTAGACTGTGTGAGTTGGGGGGTAGTTCCTGTGTTGTTATGTTCAGTATAAGGTGATTACTCAGTTGATGAATTCTTAATATCGCAAAATTTATTTGCAGTGTCTGAAATGAATAAATGTCTGAGTTGTTTTGGTGAGACATGTAAAAAATGTTAGAAATCAGATAAACAGCAAGGCAGATTGTATTGGATATCGCAAATTTTTTATGCGAAATAATATTAATTATGAATAGGAGGTAATTCATATGAGTTATCGAAGAAAGAACGGCACAGGGGGTATCACCAAAATGTCAGGAAAGAGAAACAATCCTTATAGAGTTAGGATTACGGAAACTTTTGTGGTGGATCCTTTCGATCATTCGATTCGTACACAGGGAGAAAAGGAAGAATTAATTCAACGTAAATTTGTGAGGGTAGGTGAAGTCGTATAACACCAACTTGCATGAGAAGATTGAAATGCAGAAAGCCAAGGAACTTTTTGGAAAAAGTAATTGAGTGATTAATCCTGTCTTGCTATAATTGAGACAGGGTTAGTTTTGAAGAAGATTATAAAATCCTTTCAAAATGGTTAAAATGAATTTGTGACACAATCTTCAAAAGGGCTTAGTGAAGCACTTGGAACGCTAAAGCCCAAAATTGATATAGCTACAGTTGCTGCTAAGGTTGAAACCTAGCAGGAACAGACCAAGAAAGCAAAAAATCACCGTTACGATTATGGATGAAGTTCTTCATAGTAGACGCGTATTTGGACATAATGGCGGTGTAAGCCATGCGGCAAATATAATTAATACGATAAATTCAGGTACATTTGCTCAAACAGAAAAACGCCTTGCTATAGAAGGATTTACTAGGATTGTTCCAGACATTGTATGGAATCTTGGTAATCAATTCTACGCTTGGGCACATTAAAGGAGAGATT